CTTCCGATGACTTGGAATGTCATCCACATTTTGTCCAATGACAGGATGTGAATCCTCGGAGTTAGGGTTAGCAACCCTCTCTCTCAGAACCTCTTGCTTTCAATGTGAAAACACTGAAGCCTCGGATGAGTTTTCCTAAAATTCCTGGAAAGATCCAGTGTGGAAAACAACCCCGAAGAGGTGCTAGGGTATCTTCTGCCCTCAAGGAAGAGCATCAGCGTAACCTGCAACTCGAGGGTTTCGCAAGGTGTCTCGATGTCTGGTTTTTCCGAAATTTCGGTAGACCCCCCATCGAATCCTCACGAGTTTCCCTGGAGAGACTGTTTCAGGGTGAGAAGCTTGGAGATCTACCTAAGATCTTCAAAGGACTCCTCTGTTGGAATTTCTCTGTCCTAGTTAGACAAGAAATTCCAGATGTCCCTTCAAAGTCACAAGTTCAGGTTAAGGATCTATTTCGGAAACATTATGATGTATCCAAAATTAGATCACACCTCTACTGTGATGAGAGAGTGGTTCGGAAGACAAAGATTGCATTTTCTTTAATGCAATCTAAGTCTCTCTCAAACCCTGTCCCTGATGATTTTAAGTTAGATGCTTATAAGAAACATCGTAACTCCATGGCCATTCCACCGGCCAAGGTCAGTCAGGGACTTCTCTCCTCTTTGTCTGAGTTTGTTGGTCCATATCTGGACAAAGTGGCAAACTCATACAAAGGCCTCACCCAGTTGCCTAACAATCATGCAACCTTTACTACCACCCGTTCGCACGGAGGTACCAGAGGTCAATTGAAAGAACAACTGGGTCCGTTTCCCTTCGTCAGGGAAGACCCTCTCTTCCGATTGGATCCGGTGGTTATTCATATTGAAGGATCACCGGGTGTAGGGAAGTCTCATTCAGTTCGTCAGATCTGTAATGAGATCGGTAAAGCGTTTGGTTATCAAATTGCTGGACCAGATTCTCATAGAGACTTCACTTACTACCGATCGGCCGGGACAGACCATTGGGACGGGTACCGTAATCAATTGATTACTGTGATTGATGATTTTGGTCTTCAACACATTGGTACCTCAGATATACCAGAAACTGTTAAAGAGTTGATAACTCTTTGTTCAGATTGTGACTATGTCGTCCCTATGGCTCACCTCAATGATAAAGGTCGAAGGTTCACTTCGAAGTTTCTTATTGTTACATCTAATAAGGCAACGGCGAAATGGGACTTACAAAAGTTCCGTGATCCTTCTGCGTATCTTAGGAGGTTATCTCCTACATACGTTTTTGACCAACCTCATGAGGTCGAAATCCCTTTGGAGAAGAATCCTACAGGATCCTTCTTTTCTCTTCGGAAACCAGTAGGTCGTAGAACTTACTGGGATCAACATGTCCGGAAGATGATTTATCATTGGATGGACAACGAAGAGCCTTATAGGGATTGGTCCCAAGAGTGGGTTAGACCCCGAGAGACAGCCGTCTCGGAGATGGTTGAAACTGCCCTATCCACTTATCACAAGAGGATGGAGTCGTTAAAACCTACATGGACTCAGGTTATAAGTTCCGCACCAGGTTCTACCCTGGCTTTGGAATGTAAACCAACTCCTCCAAAGAGGTTGTCCATGGTCCGAGCAGTTGCTGTTGTGGAAGCCTTGAAGGCACGTATAATTACGTGTCCAGAAGGAGACACCTATTGTCTCAAAGGACTCCAAAAGACAATGTTTAATTGTCTTAAGGATTATCCTTGCTTCCTTCCTTGTTTCAAACCAGATTATTCTCTTGAGAACTTTCGGTTGAAAGAAGGAGAGTATTACCTTTCAGGTGATTACTCTGCAGCAACTGATGAGCTCAATTATCACTGTTCCCAGATCCTTATTCAAGGTTTGGTTGAACGGTTCCGTTCAAAAGGTGATAATTGTCTCGCCGACTGGCTAGAGTTTGAGGGTGGCAAACATACTGTGTGTTACCCTCCAAAAACTGGCCTCCCATTTGTTGTTCAAGAGAATGGACAACTTATGGGGTCTCTCCTTTCCTTCCCCATCCTCTGTCTCATCAACGCTTACACTGTAGCGAAATCTACAAATACCTCCTTAGAAACCCTTCCAGGGTATATCCATGGAGATGATGTGTTCGCTGTGATGACGAGAGGTCAGTTCAAAACTTGGGCTGAGATTGCCCGTCGTGTTGGACTGAAACTGTCTATGGGTAAGAACTATTTTTCGAAACAGTTCTGTACCATTGACAGTCAACTCTTTACAGTGGATGGTCCAGGAATGGGCCTGACGAGGACTGTAGTTGGAAAGTACAAACTTGTCTCACGTAATCGTGATCAAAGTTTGACTTGTTCAGAAGCCCTAAAGTCCGGATTTACGAAACGTATGATCCGCACTTTTTGTTCTGACCAACTACAGGGGACAATCCGATCCCTCCATATTCCGGAGACACATGGTGGTCTCTCAGATAGTTGGGAATCGGATTATGTCCCGACGGTTCACGAGAAATTGGTGTACTATGCTCTTCTTGAGCAAAAATCTCGACTTTCCCAGGTTTCAACGAACCTGTTCATGGTTGAGAAATCCGTGGCAAAGTTATTTAAACTTCCCCACGGTAGACACCTTTCTCTCGATGAAGAGGAGGTGGAGCTCTCTGAATCTAAACTTAGAACCAGAGTTTCCAGGCTCCACCAGAGAAGACAACGGGATCTACCCTTTTCAGAATTCTTAAAGAATTTTGACCTTAGGGCGGCGAGACCGTTGACTCTCTACAAGAAGGTCCTCACTCGTTGTGACGGGATCTTCTTGGGAACTATTGAGGACGCCATGAGAAGCCGAGCTTGCCTTTATCGGCCGGCTCGTCGGGAATGGAATACCCCAGAACATCTTGAACCCCAGATTCGGGGTTCTGGAGAA